AGCGGCTGCGCCGCAACGACGGTGCCTGGTGACGCGGGCTGCGCGGCCTACGGCGAGGCACGGCTGGCGATGCCGAGGGCCGAGCCGGTGCCGGGCGGCGCCTGGGGTGACTGGATCGCGGACACGGACGACAGGATGACCGGGACGTGCCGCAGCCCAAACTGAGCAAGACGCAGGCGCGCATCCGCGCCGAGAAGTTCGGGCTGACCGACGAACTGGCCGTCATCGAGCAGGAGGCCGCACGGAAGCAGCTTGCCCTGCTGAAGCGCCAGCAGCGCGCCCTTCAGGCGCGCGACGACTTCATGGCCTTCGTGAAGTTCACCAGCCCGGACCCGGAAGACCCGAACGACATCGAGCGGTCAACCTATCAGGCCGCGCGGCACCACCGGGCCATCGCGAGGGTCATCGAGGAGGTCGAACTGGGCGGCATCCAGTTCCTGATCCTCACGATGCCGCCGCGGCACGGCAAGAGCCAGCTCGTCTCGCGGCACCTTCCGGCCTGGTATCTCGGCAAGCACCCGGAGCGGTCGGTCGTCGTCGCCACCTACAACGACGACTTCGCCAAGGACTTCGGGGCGGACGTGCGCGGGATCGTCACGTCTTCCGCGTACAAGCAGGTTTTCCCCGGGGCCAGGTTGCAGCGTGGCGGCACGGCCAAGGACCGGCTCCAGACGACGCAGGGCGGCATGGCCACCTTCGTGGGCCTCGGCGGCACGCTGACGGGCCGAGGCGCGCATCTGCTCGTGATCGACGACGTGATCAAGTCCAACGAGGAAGCGCGCTCGAAGGCCTACCGGGACCGGGCGTGGGACTGGTTCACGAAGGTGGCCATGACCCGGCGGATGGGGCCGAAGCTGGTCGTCATCACCTTCACGCGCTGGCACGAGGACGACATCATCGGCCGGCTGACGGACCCGAACAACGAGCACTTCAGCCACGCGCTCGCGCGCAAGATCAAGATCATCGACCTCCCGGCCGTCGCGGGGCCGGACGATCCGCTCGGCCGCAGGGAAGGCGAAGCCCTCTGGCCCGAGAGGTACGACCTGGACTTCCTCGAAGAACAGCGCGCCCTCGATCCGCTCGGCTTCGAGGCCCTGTATCAGCAGCGGCCCAGCGTGGCCGATGGCGTGCTGTTCCGGCGCGAGCACGTCCGCTTCTACGACCCGGCGGGCCTGCCGGACAACCTGCGGGTATACTGCGCATCGGACCACGCCGTCACGACGAACCAGCGCAGCGACAGCACGGTTTTGCTGAAGGTCGGCGTGGACAAGCAGAACAACATCTACCTGCTGGACTGCTGGTGGCGGAAAGCCCGCACGCCCGAGGTCGTCGAGGCCATGCTGGAGATGGCCCGCGCAGGCGAGCCGCCGTTGGTCTGGTGGGCGGAAAAGGGCCACATCACGCAGTCCATCGGCCCTTTCCTGCGCAAGCGCATGGAGGAGACCGGCACGTTCATCAACGTGGTGGACGTGACGCCGGTGGCCGACAAGGAGCAGCGGGCGCAGTCCATCGCCGCGCGTCTGGCGATGGGCTATGTCCACTTCCCCAGGGACAAGCCGTGGGTGAGCCAGGCCGTCGAGCAGATGATGGCGTTTCCGAACGGCAAGCACGACGACTTCGTGGACACGCTCGCCTGGATCGGCCTCGGTCTGCGCAACATGGTTCCGGGCGGCCCGCCCAGGACGGCCAGGAAACCGCCTCGCTTCGGAACCCTGAATTGGGTAAAAGAGGCGCAGCAGCAGGAAGAATTGCAGGCGCGCATGGCCAGCACGGGAGGCTTCTGATGGACGAGCAGTTCGGCATCCAGCCCGAGATGGGCGACGACCTTCCGGCGGCGCAGGCCGTTCCGTCGTCCGGCGGCCCCGCTCGGCCCCGCCCCGAGCCCGACCGGGCCGAGAAGCTGCTGGTGACGCGGCTGGCGGCGCGCATCCGCGCCGACAAGTCGCACCACCGCCGTGCCTTTGAGGCGATGCGCGAGGACATGCAGCTGGCGCGGCGCGGCTGTGACAAGAAATGGGCCGAGGGCGGCAACTACACGGCCAACATCACCGGGCGGCACATCAACCAGAAGGTCGCGGCGCTGTTCGCCAAGAACCCCAAGGCCACGGCCCGGCGTCGCCCGCGCCTCGACTTTGCGATCTGGGACGAGCAGGAGGCCAGCCTCCAGATGGCCTTCCAGACCGTCGCCATGTACACGCAGCAGGCCGCGGTCGATCCCATGCTGTCCATGATGCCGCCGCCCCCGGAGGTCGAGCAGGCAATGGCCCTGGTGCAGGACTTCCAGCAGGGGATGCAGCAGCGGCAGATGATCGGCAAGATCGGCCGGACGCTGGAGATGCTGTTCGACTACTACATGAAGTCGCAGCGGCCGGTCGAGTTCAAGACCAGCATGAAGCAGCTGGTCCGGCGGGCCTCGACCTGCTGCGTCGGCTACGTCGAGGTCGGCTTCCAGCGCGAGTACCGGCAAGACCCCGCCGTGGCGCTGCGGCTGGAAGACCACCGCGGCCAGATCGCCCACATCAAGGACTTGCAGGCCCAGGCACAGGAGACGGGCTCGAACGAGCGCGAAGTCCACGAGCGCGAATTGCAGCTGGCCGCGCAGTCCTTGCAGGCGCAGGAGTTCGTGCTGCTGCGCGAGGGCCTGGTCTACGACTTCCCCGAGTCCACGCGCGTGATCCCCGATCAGCGGTGCCGGTCGCTTGTCGGTTTTGTCGGATGTCGCCACCTGACGGTGGAATACCTCTACACACCCGCCGAGGTCCGCAAGATGTTCGACGTGGACATCGGCCACCGCTTCACCCCGTACAGCCAGGACGGCGTGCGGCAGGGCGCCGATGACCAGCCCGACATGCTGTACGAGGTCGAGCGCGGCGCCGACGAGAACAGCTTCGTCTGCGTCTGGAAGCACTTCGACAAGGACGCGGGCCTCGTCTACTACATGGCGGACGGCCACCCCGGCTTCCTGCGCACGCCCGCGCCGCCGGATGTCTACGTCGAGAACTTCTGGCCCATCTACGCGCTGACCTTCAACGACGTGGAAGACCCGGACAGCCCGTTCCCGCCGTCCGACGTGCGGCTGATGAAGGACATGCAGGCCGAATACAACCGCAGCCGCCAGGGGATGCGTGAGCACCGGCGCGCGGCCCGGCCCCGCTTCGGCACGCCGCGCGGCGTTCTGTCCGACGAGGACAAGGTGCGGCTTGGCAACATGGAGCCGTTCGAGGTCGTCGAGCTCAACGTGGACATGAACACGGACCTGTCTCGGGTGCTTCAGGCGCTGCCGATGCCCGGCGTGGACCCGAACCTCTACGAGACCGGCCAGCTGTTCACCGACATCCAGCTCGTGATCGGCAGTCAGGAGGCGCAGTTCGGCGGCGTGTCCAGAGCCACCGCCACGGAGGCCAGCATTGCGGAAGGATCGCGCGAGGCGGCCGTCAGCTCGAACGTCGATGACCTTGACGCCTTCCTGACGGACGTGGCTCGGGCCTCCGGGCAGGTGCTGCTGCGCGAGATGAGCCCGGAGAAGGTGCGGGAGATCGTCGGGCCCGGCGCCGTCTGGCCGCAGATGTCGCTCGACCAGATCGCGGACGAAATCTACCTGGAGATCGAGGCAGGCTCGACCGGCAAGCCGAACCAGGTGCAGGAGATCAGGAACTGGCGCGAAATGCTGCCGTTCCTCGTCCAGATGCCCGGCATCCAGCCGATGTGGCTGGCCCGCGAGACGCTGCGCAGGCTGGACGACCGCATGGACCTGACCGAGGCCATTGCGGAGAACGTGCCCGCCATCGTGGCCATGAACCGGATGGCGCAGCCGCAGATGGGCGAGCCGCAGGACGACCCGACCGCCCAGGGCGGCGCGGGCGCGAACAACGGCCCGGCGCCGCCTGGCGGGCCGACCGGCTCGGTCGCGCCGGGCGGGAACAACCAGAACCGGGTCATGTAGGCCGCTGTCCGTCTTGTCTTGCGAAATCGGGTCGCTGTGTGATAGATAGCGATCCGAGCCTTCTGCAAAGGAGCCGACATGGGCGTCGAAAACCCGGACGTGGCCTCGCCCGACACGTCCACCGAAGCTACCCTTGACGTGACTGCGGAATCGTCACCCGCGAAGACCAGCGACACGGAGCCCGACTTCCTGTCCGTGGTGCGCAGCGTTGTCGAAGCCGACGACGCCGCCGAAGCCAAGGGCGAACAGCCCGAGGCGGACCCCGCCGCAGAACCGGAGCCGGAGCCCGCGGCCTCGCAAGCCGACACGACGAAAAGCGATGCGCAGGGACAGGCGGAACAGGACGACGAGAACTTCTCGGACGCGCCGTTTCACAACCACCCCCGCTTCAAGAAGCTGATCGCACAGCGCAATGAGTTCCGCGCTGGCCACGAGCAGTACCGGAAGATTCAGGACTACCTGGTCGAAAACGGGCTGACGGGCCAGGAAGCCGCCGAAGGCTTCGAGGTCATGGCGCTGCTGAAACGCGATCCTGACGCCGCATGGGCCAAGTTGAAGCCCATCGTGCAGAACCTGCTGCTCGTCACGGGCCAGGTTCTGCCGGACGAGATGAAGGCGCGAGTCCAGCGGGGCGAACTGTCCCGCGAGGCCGCGCTGGAATTGAGCCGCTTGCGGGCCGGTCAGCAGACCGCCCAACAGCAGCGCGAGTTCGAGCGGCAGCGTCAGGAGCAGATGGCCGCGCACGCGGCCGCGCAGGCGGTCAAGCAGGAAGTGGGGCTTTGGGAAACGGCGGTGCGGGCGCGGGACCCGGACTTCGACGCGAAGTATGACGTGATCGAAGGCCAGGTGCTCCGACTGCAACGAGCGGAAGGTATGCCGCGCACGGCGGCAGAGGCCAAGGCCCAGCTTGAGCGGGCCTACCAGACGGCCAACCAGATGTTCGCGGCTCAGAAGCCTCGGCGGCCCGAAGTCCGACCCGTCACAGGCGGTCGCACGGCAGGAACGCCCCAGGCGGAACCGACTTCGATGGAAGAAGTGGTCCGCCGCGCCCTTCAGGCGACTCGGGGCTGACACATCACGGGTGACACACCATGACGAGCTTCACCGCGCAGGAACTGGCGAACATCGCCAACTCCGCACTCGACTACTACATGGGCAAGGGCGAAATCTGGGCCAACGCGATCCAGAACAAGCCCATGATGAAGGCCTTCGACCAGTACGCCGGGACGTTCTCGGGCGGCAAAGGCGACGTGTCGCTGGCCGTCAAGGCGGGCCAGGGCGGCGGGTCGCTTCAGGGCTACCAGGGTGACGATGTCGTCACCTACTACAACCCGGCCACGGCCAAGCGGGTGAATTTCCCCTGGCGGGAGCACCACATCGGCATCGGCATCACCCACTCCGAGCTGAAGCACGACGGCATCACCGTCAGAGAGAGCGGCGCGGATCAGACCACCTCGAACAAGTCGGGGCGTGACGTGCATGTTCTGGTCAACATGATGACCGAGAAGATGAACGACATGAACGAGGACTACGCGGTGTCGTGGGATGCGCTGATCCACGGCGACGGCTCGTCGGACGTGAAAGCCCTGGCCGGCATCCGGGCGTTCATCCTCGACAACCCGGCGGCGGCGCCGACCGGCGGCCTGAACCGCGTGTCGAACCCCTGGTGGCGCAACCGCGCGGCCACCGCCGCGGCCAACACTGCGGGCACCGGCTTCGCGCCGATCCAGTCGTCCGGTGCGGGCGGCGGCGCGCTGCTCCAGTTCCTCCAGAACGAGGAGCGCCAGCTGAACCGCTTCGCTCGTGGCCGCCGCATGTCGCGGAAGTTCGCGGGCTCGGCCTTCATCAACGCCATCGAGACGGAACTGCGGGCCAACGGCATGTACGCCCAGCACGGCTGGCAGGGCGGTTCGTCCAACGGCACCGTGGACGGGGCGATGCCGACGATCAGCTTCGCGGGCGTCACCATCGAGTACGACCCGACGCTGGACGATCTGAACCTGTCGAGGCGTATGTATGACATCGACATGCGCCGCATCAAGCTGCTCTACATGGCCGGCGAGAAGATGAAGCGTGCGAACCCCGCGCGCCCGTATGACCGCTACGTCATCTATCGCGGCGTCACCACGACTGCCGTCATGGTGGCCCAGCAGCTGAACACCTCGGCTGTCTACGACATCGCCTGAGCGCAGGAACAGGAGAGCAACATGTCCTTTCGCATCGTCGATCTGGTCCTTGCGTCGAGCGTCGCAAACGCCGGGACCGTCACCATCCCGTATCCCGCCGGGACCAACCAGGCGTTCTTCACCGGGGCCAACGCCTCGGCGGACGGCGCCGTCACCCTGAACGACAACGACACCTTTCTGGAGTTGGTGTCGGGCGTCCGGGTGAACTTCACCTACGGGCCGAGCGACATCACGCTGACCAACAACACGGGCATCACCTGGCCCGCCGGCACGCGCGTTCGCGCGCAGCTGGGCCGCGCCGGGAACGATGCGCCGACGCTGCGGCCGGGCAACCCGGTCGCGGACGCGGTGGCCGTGGGGGCGGCGTTCTCGCAGACCGAGGTCAACGCCGTGGTGACGCAACTCAACCGCCTGCTGCGCGAGCTTCGCGCGCAGGGCATCATCCGCAGCTGACGCGCAAACCTGAGGGGCCGCTTCGGCGGCCCCTTTCGTCGCGACAGGAGACGACCTATGGCGAAATGCACGAAGCCCAAAGGCAAGGGCGGCAAGAAGTACTGACCGCGACCGGCACCCAACCCCCCGAGGAGACCCCCATGCAGCTTGCGAACGCCCTTCTGGCCCTGAACGGACAGCGCGGCAACTCCGTCCCCAAGTACGCGATCACCGCCGCCGAGATCGCGGTGCTGATGGCCGTCCACGGCGTCGATGCGGTCTACGACATTCAGCCGCTGGACGAGGAGACCGAACGGTCGTCCGTGGCCGAGAAGGCCCGCCTGTTCGAGCTGTATCCCGCCCGCGATGAAGACGGCCGGCCGATTGTCGAGACGGTCTATCCGGGCAACGCGCCCGTCGTCCACCAGGACATCGCGGACCTCGGCCTGCCGGAGGAGCTGTTCGCCACGACGCAGCGCGTGACGGCCAAGCCCAAGGCCCGGAAGCCCGCCGCCGCGCCCGCGCGCAAGCCCCGCCCGGCGGCCGAGACTGCCAAGGTCGAGAACAGCGCAGACGCGCTGTTTGACGATGACGAGGATGAACCGGGCGTCATGGCCTGACATGCTGGAGGCCTCGCGCCGTGGCCCGCAACCAGACCCTGCTGAAGCTGCTGATGGACTTCCGGTCGGAGGCCCGCTTGTCGGGCAATCCGGCCCACAACTCGAACGTGCGCGAGTCGCAGGTTCGGATGCTCCAGCGCATCCAGGAGTGGCTGTGGGAGGAGCACGACTGGCCGCACCTGATGGTCGAGCGGTTCATGCCGGTGCAGGCCGGGCAGCGGTTCTACAGCCCGCCTCCGGACATGAGCATCGACCGCGTGCGCAAGATCGAGGTGCGATACGGCGAACAGTGGTGCGAGCTTACGCCGCTGATACCCAGCGAGGCCTACTCGCATTGGGACAGCGAACGCGGCGAGCGATCCTGGCCTGTGTCGCGCTGGCGCGTCTACGAAAGCGAGCAGATTGAGCTGTGGCCCATCCCGGCCGACAATGCCGACACGGTGTCGCTCGAAGGCGTCCTGAAGATCAGCGGCATCCGCAACCTGCGGCCGCTGGTGCAGGACACGGATCGCGCCGATCTGGACGACCGGATGCTGGTGCTCTACGCCGCTGCCGAGACGCTGGCCGCTGACAGGGCCCCGGACGCGCAGTTCAAGGCCGACGCGGCGCAGAAGCGCGTCGCCCACCTCACCGGCAACATGAGCAAGGTCAAGACCTTCCGCCTCGGCGGCTCGCCGTCGTTCGAGGCGCAGCTTCGCGGCCCGCCGCGGGTCCACTACCGCAAGGTGCCCTGATGGCCTCGATCTGGGTCCGCGAGTTCACCGGCGGCCTTGACACCCGCCGCCTGCCCGAGACTTCGGCGGGCGGCACGCTGATGCGGGCCAAGGACTGCCACATCAACCGTGGCGGCGAGGTGGAGCAGCGGGCGGACTTCCTGCACCTCTACACGTCGCCGTTGAACGCCACGGTCGGGCTGGCGGCAGACCGCAACGGCCTTGTGGTCTTCGGCCACGCCGTGTCCGGCCCCGGCAACCTGCCGCCCTTCATGCGCTACCAGCGGCTTCAGCACCCGACCGGCGAAGCGCTTGTCGCCGTGCCGTCCGTGACCCTGTTCGAGGGCCGGGTGCAGGCGGTCGGGCGCTTCGCGGACGGCACGTCCTACCTGTTCGACGACGGCGTGCGCGTAGTCGATGCGAACGCGCCGCCGAACCGGGCCGGGTCGGAAGACCCCACGGCCCTGCTGACCTATCAGCAGAAGGTCTTCGCCGGCGCGGGGCCGGTGCTGTTCTTCAGCTCCATCGCGGCCCCGACCAACTACACCGGCACAGGCTCCGGTTTCATCAACATGAGCACGCACAGCCGGGGCTCCGACGAGATCACGGCTCTGGCCCGCTATCAGGACTTCGCGGCCATCTTCAGCCGCCGCGCCGTCCAGATTTGGTTCCTCGACCCCGACCCGCTCAATTCGCGCCAGGTGCAGGTGCTGGAGAACACCGGCACCACGGCCCCGAAGGCGCTGGTCACATTCGGGGACAGCGACGTGTTCTACCTCGACCAGTCCGGCATCCGCAGCCTGCGGGCCCGCGACTCGTCGAACAACGCCTTCACGACGGACATCGGGTCGCCCATCGACACGCTCGTTCTGGCCGACCTGTGCCAGTGTCCGACGCAAAAGGTCGCAGCCGTGATCGAGCCGCAGGACGGGCGGCTCTGGATGGCGCTGGGCGGGCGGGTCTTCGTCTTCAGCTACTTCCCGGCGGCCCGGATCAGCGCCTGGTCCACCTACGAGCCCGGTTTCGCCATCGACGACCTCGTGGTGTTTCAGGATCGGGTCTACGCGCGGGCGGGCGATGACTTCTACGTCTACGGCTCGCAGAGCGGCCCTTACCAGTACTCGGCCAACGTCGAGGCCGAGGTCTGGTCGCCCTACCTCGACGCCGAACGGCCGGCGCAGGCCAAGGCCGTGAAGGCCATCAACGTCTCGTGCCGGGGCGAGTGGGAGGTGCGCTTCGCCGCAGAGCCTGACCGGCCCGAGGTGTCCGATCTGGTGGCCCGTCTGGACGGCCAGACGTTCAGCCTCCAGCGCGTTCCGCTTCAGGCGCGGGCACACCACCTGAGCTTGCGCTTCACCTCGAAGGCGCCGCGCTCCCCGACGCAGCCCGCCGTGCTGTCGTCCTTCGTCATCCAGCACGACCTCGTGGAGCCCGAGGGCGCATGATCCAGTTCGTTCCGGCCACCCGCGAGCACGTCCGCGCCGTCGCTCTGGAGATGCGCGACCGTGACCTGGCCGAGTTCTCGGCCCTGACCTTCTACGACGACCGCACCGGCGCGGCGGACATGCTGGCGCCGCTCTACGGGGGCCACCCGGCCGTGGAGTGCGCGCTGTTCGATGGCCGTCCGGCGGCCGTCGGCGGGATGATCCAGACCCGCCCCGGCGTCGTGTCGCTGCTGTTCTTTGCCACCGACGACTTCGCGCGGATCGTGCGGCCCATCACCCACTACATCCAGACCGGCCCGATGGCCCGGGCCAGGAAGACGGCGAACCGGATCGAGTGCTTCTCGCACGTCGAGCACACCGAGATGCGCCAGTGGGTCGAGCTGTTCGGGCTTCGCCCGCAGGCCACGCTGCCGCGCTACGGGAAGCGCGGCGAGGACTTCCTCGTCTACGCCTGGCTGCGAGACGAGGCTGGAAACGCAGAGGCAGAGCGGGTATAGTCCCCGAAACCCGTCAAGCGCGGACCTCGGGAACCCGCTTCGTCACGAGAACGAGGCAGGGATCAGCATGTGCTTTTCCAACAGCGGTGCGAGGGCAGCGGCCGACGAGGCCGCGCGGGCGCGTCAGCAGGAAGACGCTCGCCAAGCCGAGATTCGGCAGGGCCGCGCCGCGATTGACAGCACCTTCGGGCAGTTCGACGACAACTTCTTCGGCCGCAACCGGCAGGCGTTCAAGGACTTCGCCATGCCGCAGCTGGACAGCCAGTTCCGCGATGCCTCGCGCGATCTGACGTTCGACCTGGCGCGCAGCGGCCTGCTCAACAGCAGCGTGCGCGGCGAGCAGTCCGGGCGGCTTCAGCGGCTTTACGACTCAAACCGGCAGCAGATCACGAACGAGGCCCTGTCGCGCGAACAGCAGCAGCGCAACGCCGTCGAGGGGGCGCGCAGCGATCTGGTGTCGCTGCTTCAGACCACGGGCGACGCGCAGGGCGCGACGAACCAGGCTCTGTCGCGGGCGAACATGCTGTCGCAGCCGCAGCCCTTCTCGCCGCTCGGCCAACTGTTCACGGACTTCACGGCGGGGCTCAGGACGCAGGCCGCGCTGGAGCGCAGCGAGCTCCTGTCCGGCGGCCGGTTCCAGCCGCGCTACAACACCGGCCTGTTCGGCGTTCCGCGCAACACCGTCATAAACCAGGGGTGACGAGATGTGCGATCCGTTGACCATTGCGGGTATCGCGCTTTCCGCCGGATCGGCGGTGGCGAACAACGCCGCAGCGAACCAGGCCGCGTCTGCGCAGGCGTCAGCAATGGCGGCAGAGCGGACCCGGCAGGGCCGGCTCGACGACGAAAGCCGCGCCGTCAACGCGCAGTCGCGCCAGCGGTTCGAGAACGCATCGGAACAGCAGGAGGCCCGGGCTTCGGGTCTGGCAGAGCTGTTCGGCACAGAGGCGACGCGCGGGAGCGACGTGATCGCCGCCGCGCTGCCGCGCACGAGCAGCAACGTCACGGTCGAGAATGACGCGCGTGAGCGGGCCGCCGCATCGGAATTTGCCAACCAGCAAGGCGATGCGTTGGCCCGGATGCGGTCCTTCTCGGACCTGATGGGCGGGCTGGGGCGCGACACGGCGCGCGACGGCTCGCAGATCGGGATGCTGGGCGGCTTCAAGCGCGGCTCGCAGGGCGTCCTGCCGTTCGAGCTGGAGGCGGCCCAGCACCGGGGCTCGGGCCTGCGGATGCTGGGCGACGTGATGGGCGGCCTTGGCGGCCTCGGCGTCAACGCCGGCCTGTCCGGCGCCACGCTGTTCGGCGGCGCCCGGCCGCTGGCGACGAACCCCCTCGCCAGTTCCCCTTTCCCGAGGCCGCGCCCGACCGGGCTGACGGGCCTTTACTGAGGACGCCGCAATGCCGACGCGCCAGAACCGCTACTTCAACGACCCGAACATGGCGGCCGCGTTCTCGAACCTGGCGGGCCTGTTCGCGCCTCCGAGCGCGCAGGACTTCTACGCCATGTCGCGGACAGAAGGGCAGGACTTCCAGAACCAGGCCATCCGGCAAGCCTGGGAGGCCATGTCGGCGGAGGGCGTGACGCCGCAGACGCAGGATCGGTTCGGGATCGCGGCCACGCTGTTCGGCCAAGGCTTCAACCCGACGCAGAGCCACCGCGCCGTGGACATCGCATCGGCGGATCGGCGCTACGGGGTGGATGTCGGCGCGCGCACGGCGCTGGCCACGAACGCGGCGGACAACGAACGGCGGCTGCGCGAGACGGCGTTCGGCGCGCGCACGAACCCGAGCGGCGTGCAAGGCATCTCGGATGCGGACATCGCGGCCACGCTCGGCATCGACGTACCGGGCTTTGGCGCCATGCAGCCTGTCGCGCCGACCGACGCGCAGGTTTTGGGCGCGAACCGGCAGCGGCTGCTCGACGAAATCCCGGGGCTGGCCGAGGCGCTGGCGGCGGACGGGATCAGCGCGTCCAACGTCGTCACGCCGGACGGCGTTCGCATGATGCCCACCGGCAGGGCGGCGGTGCAGGGCATGGAGCCACACATCAACATGGGCCAGCCCCCGGCCCCGCAGCGCGTCTCCTACCGCACGCCGGACGGGCGCAGCGGCACGGCGGTGTTCAACCCGGCCGAACAGAGCCTGCGCGACATCGCCACGGGCGAGACGCTGCCCGAAGGCACGCTCACCGGCAACATTCAGGACACGGCGGAAGGGCTCGGCGGAACGTCCACGATGATCAACCGCGAGACCGAGCGGTTCACGTCGGCCGGGCAGGCGCTGGACGTGATTGCCGACCTGCGGGACCGGCTGCGCGCCAACCCGGGCGCCGTGGGCGTGGCGGGCGGGCTTCAGCGTCTGGCGCAGAACCTCGTCGCCACGGTGGACGAGTTCAGCCAGGCGTTCGGCGGGCGCACGCCGACCTTCAACGAACTGGTGGCCAACGGCTCGGCGCAGGTGTTCGACGACAGCGGGCGCGACCTCACCCGCGTCTACTTCAACCCCGCGCTGCCGGAAATCCAGTTCATGAAAAACCAGGTCATCTGGGCCTTCGTCTCGGCCCAGCAGGGCAGCGGCCGGGTCTCGAACCAGCAGCTTGAGGAGGCCCGCGCCTACCTCGGAGCCGACCAGTGGCTGAGCAACAACCGGGCGTTCGACGCCGCGCTCAACATCATGGAGCGCGATTTGCAGCGCGTGCAGATGCGGGCCGAGGCCACGGGCATGGTGCCGCGCACGATGATCGACGCCTACCGCGCCGGGCGATCTGTGGGCCCG